GATTTAATTCATATCTACCAGTAGTTACTAATTCATCTTCCCCCTGGCCAACTATTCCAGATAAATGTACTCCTAAACCTCGTTCATTAGTAAAACTATTTCTATATGTTAAGGAAGCTATTATATTTTCCAATACTGTTCCTATTCTTGTTTTATTCCATCCAGACATAATTTATATTTTTAGTAAAGTTAAAAATTTTTATTGTAACAAAAAAGTGGATAGATATAATTATCCATCCACTTTAAAATTTATGCGTAGATGGTAGACTTACGAAATACCAAATACAGTTTTCAAACTAGCTAATGCTGTAGCATTAGGAGTGTAAATTACAACATTGAAGTAAGACTTAGGATTATCTCCTAACAATGGTGTGAAATTATCGTCATAACCATCAATTCTAACTTGATCCAAAGGATACAAAGAACTAGAAATTTTAGAAGCTTCTGTACGATAACCTGGAGAAGGGTATGCTTGTACATAAGCTTTTCCCTCATTCATTTGGAATTTATACTCAGCAGGTGCAACCTGACCAAAAGTTCCTATACCATAAGTAGGAGCTTGATCGAGAGTGTAATTTGTTAGAGAAGTAAAATCTCCCTCAATTCCAATATCAAATCGTACTATATCGTAGGTGAATTTCTGAGCATCTACTGCAAGAGGGAGTCCCACAAATTTAATACCCATATTACCAATGCTAGCGGCAGGAATTACTTCAATATCAGAAGTAGCGGCAGCATAAGTTCCGGAAGCATTATTAATAGGACGATCTACAGTAATAGTAGCAGAAGCGGAAGATACATTAGCAACAGCGGTTACTTTGTAAACATTATTTTTTATAGTAGTACTTCCACCAACAGCACCAATGCGGACAAAATCACCTACAGCAATCTCAATATCAGTTGCATATTGACCAGCATCAGCAGCAGAACCTGAACTTTCAGCTACAGTAAAAGCAGGAGTTCCTTTAACTACAGTAGCGTTCCCTAGAAAATCATTAGTAGCATCTACTGGAGTTGCAGTAACTGCATCAGCTTCCATTACTTCTGTGTGGAATCTAGATTGCCAGATATTCACCTTTTCAATCAAACCGGCAGCTACTTCATACTGAGTAGCGGAGGCTCCTGATTTATAAGCCCAATGTGCTATAAATGGCGAGTTATTATAAGTCTTCTCTACATTATAAATTATAGGTTTCAAAATGTAGTCAGCTTCATTATCAGCATCTAGTTGACCAGTTGAACCATTAAATCCTACATAAGAAATTTGTTGTTTAGCAGCTTCTCCGGAAATACCAACTTTACGACTAATTTTAGTTACGTCGATAAATGGAGAATAGATAATATCATCACCATATCGTTGGGCTATTCGAACTTTTCCAGAACCCTGTTCAGTTTTTACTGTGGTATTAGTTCCGTCTACAACGGCTAATACGCCTTCAGTAATATCCGAAGCCTGAGTAATTTGAGTTCCAGCAGCCATAATGTCTGCATTAGCTGTACCAATCAATAGGTACTTTACATTTTTTTCAGTCATTTTAATAAAATTTTAATTCGACTTGTATTTACTTATTATTTATTCGCTTCTTCAGCTGTTTGAATTTGATAACCAATTTGGTCTTTATCCGCAGCATAAGCTAACTTAGCAGCTTTCTCAACAATTTTTCTGTGAACCATTACACCAAGTTCACAGTCTAATCCGGCATTGTTGTCTGAAAAATTTTCTCCATCAATTTGCCCATCATCAGAAGTATAAGTGTCCGGAACAATAATGGGTTTTGGTTTTCTAACTTTAACGTACTTATAAGAATTTAATTCAGTACCATCATTAATTAAAATATGTATTTTGGACCCATTTGTGTACCCCTGACATCTCCAAAATGCATAAGATTTATCGGGCTTTCTAAAAGGATTATTAATATTAGCCATGATAAAATCTAAACTATAAGGGGAAATATTAATACGTTTAGTTTTAGATTCGTCTATATTTATAAATCCCCTTTCCAAAGTTACAACCATAGTGTCATCACTGATCTCAACGAATTGACTATTTTCTAAATCAGCGTATTCTGACAAACTCCCACTGGAAACAGTAGTTTCAACATTATTTAAGAGAGGAGCTATAGCTTTTCTATAGCTCTCATCTCTGTCAATCCCCATTTTAACTATATAGAGAACCACCTCTTCTTGTGCTGAAGTTAGAAGATGAGACCATTCTCTTGGTTCATAGCCAGGAGCAGCATCACTAGCGATACTTTCATAAATCAATTCAGCCTCATATTTCATTTGTTCAGCAGTCATAATTATTTAAGTTTATTTTGTTTTTTCCAATCTTTAATTTGAGCTTCAATTCTAAAGTACTCATCATCTGTATTAGCTTTTAATCCATTTAGACGCTTAACTAATCCATTGAAATCGTAATTAGAGGAATCACCAATGATATTATATACGTTTCGTTTAGGTTTGTTAATTGCCCCTGAACGAACACCATCTGCAACCATTGCTTTAATTTGATAATCTTCGTCATTCATACATTGTACGATAAATGAAGGATCCTTCTTAATAATTTTACGCACTTCCCCTCGATACCATTCAATATCTGAGTCAATGCCTATAATTTTAGTTGAGGCTTTTTCAGAATTGTAAACTGAAATTAGATCAATCATCTTCTTTTTAGACCCCTTAATAGAACCAAAGAAAGTATAAATTGCTTCTAATTCCTCCATTTGTTTATTTTCATGAATTAATTCTTCGTTTTCTTCTGCAATATACCAACGATATTTCGGACTATCAAAACGTTCTTTATAAGAAGGGGCTGTTTCCCGTAATGATTTCATGATTCTGAAATCAAGATTTTGATAGGGATCACTTAAGTCAAAAGAGATACCATGTTTCATCAATGATTCATCTTTTTTGATTCGAATTGTATGAGTATCCCAATAATTATCATCAATGCGTGTAAAACTCAAATCAGTTTGTAAAGCTGAACTAAAAAATTTAAGTTCTTCTTCATTAAAAATTTGTTTATAACTGTTAGTTTTCGGATTTCTAGGTAAAGTATAATTTTTAAACGCACCGTCAAACATAAAGTAACCAATGTGCTTTTTATCCTTAATCATTTTCCCTTCTTTGAAAATGGGCTTAAGTTTTACAACTTTATTTTGTAAAAATCCTTTTTCAACTGCTTCTTTGCGATCCATATAATTTATTTTATTAGTTTCTGTAAAAGTAATAAAAGGTAGGGTATTTTACAACCCTACCTTAATTATTTATTCTTAGGCTAGTAATTCACTAGGCATATAACGGAAAGTTTTCAATGGATTATTCACCTGAAGACCCCCAATAAATGCTCCATAAACTTCGTAACCATCAACAGGACTCACAATCATACGAGGCTGAGTCAGATTGTTATAAGGATTAAATGGATCACGTAAACCAGGACGATAACCATAAATCTCTTCATCACCTTTTAAACACACTCGTTGAATGTTGGCTACCCCATTAGATGTACCAAAGTCTAGAAGTTCAAAGATCATAGAACTAAGCAGACGACCTTGTTTATCACGCTTTTTGTTTCGTACTGGATTATCCTTAGTAGGATCAATCATCAGTTTAAACTTAATACCATTTACAGCTTGGTATTCAGCGAACTGGCCACCTTGTAAACTTAATTTACCACCAACAGTCTTGATACGACTAGTATCTCGAATATAAGTAATCTTAGAGGCTTTTTGTTCAGCGGCTTTATGAAATTCATAAGCTCCGTATTCTCCGGTAGAGAGTACAAAAGTACGGTTATCTTCCGCTACTTTACCAACTGAAATATCAAGAGCGAATTCAGTCAAGTTGTCTAAATTAAAGGTATTAAAGTAACCCTCATTAGAACCTTCAATTTGTTCGTACAATCCATATCCAGCACGAATAGTATTACCAGACTCACCTTTATTAGCGAAAGTACCATCATCTTTGCGGTTAGACTTACCATACAACAATAAACGAGCAATGTCTCTGCGCATTTGAATCATGAAGTTCCAACCTAACATGTCAATCCAGCGAGTGTGTGCTTTACCTTGACTATCGAGGAAAGCAAAAGCCATAGGTTTATTGCGACCTTTAGTCAACATATTACCAGGAACAACGTAATTTTTACGAATCATAGACAGAATATTTTCCATCATAAAGTGGCTACTACCCTGAATGTCATTACCTCGTTTAGATAAAGATTGTTCTACAAGTCCATAATCCTCAGACCATAGAGTACCCTCCATTAATTCTTCATATGGAACAAATAATTTAGGATTACCAGTCACAAGTTCTACCTCATAGCGATACATATCTTCTCCATAAGATACTCCATCAGCCACTACTCGGAGAGAAAAATCATCTGGATTTTCACCTACAATAGTTGAAGTAGCTGAGAAACAATCTTCCCCAAACCACATATAAAATCTTCCATATCCTACACCTGCACGAGAAGTAGCATCAACTACGTTTACTCCGTCAGCGTCGGTAGTAGCTTTAATAAGAGAATAGTTTCTCTCATCAGCACCCTGAAGCATCCATTGAAATGGGACATCATCGTCAATATAACGTTTAGAAAATTGGTTTACAAATGATACAAAATCATCTCCACCATATGTTACTTGATACACCTTTTCCATAGTTTTACTAAGCAACTCTGGTTTAGTCGCACCAATATATCCCAAGTGGTCCTCTTTTACAAGTTTACTCCAATGCTTGGGGTCTACAATTTGTAATTTACTTAATTTCATAATATATCTATTTATTTAATTAGTCATCCAAAAATATACTCATTTCGTCAGCTTTAGATTCTGAAACATCTTCTCCAGGTAATACCACACTTCCAGAAGAAGATCTAGATCTAGTTTTTAATCTAGTTTCAATATCATTTAAAGCTTTAGTTCTAGCATCCGCTGCAATAGTTTTCAAATCTCCCTTGAATACCCCTGTCTGCATTAGGTATGCAAGTTTCATATCGAAGGTCTTGGGATCTTTAGCACGTTCAGCCCAAATAGAATTAGTCAATTGACCATTTTCCATTTTAACTGGTTTTGTAATCATATCATACAATTTATTTTTAGTCTGGGAATTTATCTTTTTCCCCTTAAAAATTTCATCAGTATTGTCAATAGTAGATTTTAGACTTTTTAAATACTCATTTTGTTCCTCCTTAGCTGCACGAGCTTGTTCTTCTTGAGCTTTCTTTTGATGAGTAATAAGCTGTTCATGATATCCTTTTAATTGAGTAAGATTTTTAGAAGCCACAGATTTGAGTCTGTCTGTGTCTTTTAAAGACTGTATGTGCTCATCTACCTCATCATCACTGAACTTTCTCAATCTCAACACCTCCCTAACTATGTCTTCTTGCAAACTCTCATC